ATCTTTTGCAAGGTAGCAGCAACTGAGGAAGAAGATAGAACTCTTCTTTTACTTTCCAATCCAATTACTGTAGAAGAGATTGTTGTTAGAGGAACTGTAACTGGTTACAAAGTAGAACCTTGGTTAAAGACCACAGAAGAAGATTTGATCGTTATCAATATGGACGATGTTCTTACAATGACTGAGAACAGTAATATAGATATGATTGTTTATTACCATGATTACCTAAGAAAAAATCATAAAGAGAATAAATCTATTCTCTCTAAGGAGATGGGATATATTTCTTCTGTTAAGGAAGCAAAAAAATCTCTAGAGAAACTCTATAATAATAGCTGAGTTATATAACCTATAACATCCTTATGAACCCGGACAAGCGTAATCCTACTTGACTTTTGGATACTTGTCAACTATATGAATTTCTGATATAATATAGAGATATCAGAGATTGTGACTTATGCCCATTCGACCGATGACTACGATGAAAAGAGGAAGAAATTCTGAACACTACGTCAATAATAAAGAGTTCCTTGAAGCTCTTGAAAATTACTTTGCCGAAGTAGAACGTGCTAAGTTGAATGATAAGTCAAAGCCCCCTATTCCTAGATACATTGGTGAGTGTTTTTTAAAGATTGCAAATCATCTATCATACAAACCTAACTTCGTGAACTACATGTTCAAGGACGACATGATTTGTGATGGTATCGAAAACTGTGTCCGATACATTCATAATTTTAGTCCTGAGAAGTCAAAGAATCCTTTTGCATACTTTACTCAAATTATCTACTATGCATTCTTGAGAAGGATTCAACACGAAAAGAAACAATTAGAAATCAAAAATAAAATTCTTGAGAAGACTAACTTCGATGAAGTCTTTGATACGAATGATCTTGACAGTAGTAATTATTCCGACTATAACAGTATTAAAGACTCTGTGCATTCTAAACTCAGATACTGATGCGTGTAGCTATTATTACTGACCAACATTTTGGATGTCGTAAGAACTCTAAAATATTTCATGATTATTTTTTAGAATTCTATAATGAAGTCTTCTTTCCATATCTAGAATCAATGGGTATCACCACAGTGATTGATATGGGTGATACATTTGATAGTCGTAAAGGTATTGACTTCTCNGCACTGGCATGGGCTAAAGACAATTATTATGATCGTCTGAAAGATATGGGTATCACTGTCCATACNATTGTNGGAAATCATACNGCNTACTACAAGAACACTAANAAGGTCAATGCAGTAGATCTTTTACTTCGTGAATATGAGAATGTTCATGTTTATGATACTGCTACTGAAGTTGAACTTGATGGTCTNCCTATACTATTCATTCCATGGATCAATAAAGAAAATGAAGAGAGTACTTATAAATCTATTAAAAATTCAACTAGCGTATGTGCGATGGGGCACCTTGAGCTTAACGGATTTAGAGTTAATAAACAAGTCGTCATGGATCATGGTGGCGAGAGCAAGTTATACTCAAAGTTCTCGAAGGTCTTCTCTGGTCACTACCACACTAGATCGGATGATGGACGGATCTTCTACTTGGGAAATCCATACGAAATGTTCTGGACAGATGTCGGTGATAGGAGAGGATTCACCGTCTTTGATACAAGGACTCAAGAACATTTTCATGTAGATAATCCCTATAATCTCTTTCATGTTTTATACTATGATGATGACGATGCAGCACTTCTGAATGCATCAATCTACGAAGATAAGATCGTTAAGGTTGTTGTTCGTAACAAACCAAGAATGAAAGAGTTTGAAAAGTATATTGATAAGTTATACTCTTCAAATGTTCATGAACTTAAAATTGTAGAGAACTTCCAACTTCAGGAGTCAGAAGACTTTGAAGTTGAAGAGTCAGAAGATACCTTTTCCATTCTTGATAGATATATTGAGGAGTCAGAAACTGAATTAGATAAATCAATCATTCAGAACCTGATTAGAGAAATCTATCAAGAAGCTTGCGAGATGGCATAATGTACATCATTACAGTTAAAGGAATGGAAAAAGAAGGAGCTTACTCAGTATCCGATGAAGATGGTGATAAGATCCTTTATCTGTTTGAAGAAGAAGATGATGCAACTCGGTTTGCATTACAGTTGGAAGAGGACTGTGGTTTTCCAACTATGACCACTCTAGAGATTGATGACGTACTGATGATTAAAACCTGTGAGATGCATGATCATAGGTATACCGTGATAACACCCAATGACATTGTGATTCCTAAAACACATTATGATACTATTTCAAAAGATTAAATGGAAGAATCTGCTCAGCACCGGTAATCAATATACAGAAGTAATTTTAAACAAAGATCAAACGACACTCATCATTGGAACCAATGGTGCAGGTAAGTCTACTGTGCTTGATGCATTATGTTTTGTCTTGTATGGAAAAAGTTTCAGGAAGATTAGGAAAGATCAACTCATTAATTCAATAAGAATCAATTAATCAATACAACAAATGAGAAAGGAACTGTTGTAGAGATTGAATTTAATGTTAATGGAACAGAATGGAAAGTTGTTCGTGGAATCAAACCAAATAACTTTGAGATCTATAAAGACAATGAATTTCTAGATCAATCTCATTCTGCTATTGATCAGCAGAAGTGGTTAGAACAGAATGTTCTGAAGATGAACTATAAATCATTCACTCAAATTGTTATCTTGGGTAGTAGTTCTTTTGTTCCATTCATGCAACTTCCCTCCTCAAGTCGTAGAGAAGTTGTAGAAGAACTGTTGGACATTAAAATCTTCTCATCTATGAACAGTTTGATCAAGGAGAGGATTCGTTCTCATAAAGAAGAGATCAGAACTTTTGAGTTATCAAAAACCTCTGTCAAAGATAAGATTTCTATGCAAGAGAGATTTATTGAAGAGGTTGAGACTACTAGTAAGTCCAATATCAAAGACAAGGAAGAAAAGATTAAAAGTATTCTCAATGAAGAGAATGACTTGATGAATGAGAATATAAAACTGTCAGAAGAACTTGACGATTTTGAAAGGACCATTCAAGTTTATACTGGAGCATCAGATAAGTTAAAGAAGTTAGGTAACATCAAAGGAAAATTGTCTCAAAAAGTATCAACTATTACTAAGGAACATAAATTTTTCACAGAGAATACGGTTTGTCCTACATGTACACAGGAGATTGAGGAAGAGTTCCGAATAAATAAAATTGATGACGCTCAAAATAAGGCTAAGGAGTTGCAATCTGGTTTTATAGAACTGGAGAAGGCAATTAATGATGAAGAGGACCGAGAGCGTCAATTCACTTCACTAACTAAGGAGATCCTAACCCTCACCCATGGTGTTTCTAAAAACAATACTCAAATCGCTGGATGTCAAAAACAAATCAGAGATTTGGAATCGGAAATTCAAAGAGTTACCGAACAACTTGCAAACAGAAATACTGAGCATGACAAATTAGCTGAACTCAAACAAAAACTAAAGAGTACACAAGATAAACTTTCTGAGAAAAGAGAAGACATCTTCTATCATGACTTCACCTATGGTCTTCTAAAAGACGGGGGAGTAAAATCAAAGATTATCAAGAAGTATCTTCCTCTTATTAATCAGCAGGTTAATAAGTATCTACAGATGATGGATTTCTACATCAACTTTAAGTTGGATGAAGAATTCAACGAGACAATCCAATCCCCTATTCATGATGATTTCTCGTATTCCTCATTCTCCGAAGGAGAAAAGATGAGAATCGATCTGGCATTGTTGTTTACCTGGAGAGAAGTTGCCCGGTTCAAGAATTCAGTCAACACAAATCTCCTCATCATGGATGAGGTATTTGATTCTTCACTGGATGGTATGGGAACTGATGAGTTTCTAAAAATTATCCGGTTTGTAATCAAGGACGCAAACATCTTTGTAATCTCACACAAAGGAGGTCTGGAGGACAAATTCCAAAGTGTCATAAGGTATGAAAAAATCAAAGGATTCTCAACTATAGTATCGTAGTAAACCAATTAAGTGTCATGACAACACCCTATAAGACTCCAGTAGACTTATCAAAAAACTTTAAAGAGTCTGGTATGAGTCTAATTACTGACCCTTCATCCGACAGGTATCTGCGTGAATACACCAAATTGGAAACAT